TCATCAAACACAGATGGAAGTATAACCTCAAGTGTTTCTGCAAATACAACTGCTGGATTTAGTATTGTGTCTTATACAGGAACAGGTTCTCAAGCTACAGTTGGTCATGGGTTAGGTGCAACACCTAAATGGATTGTAGTTAAAAGATTACAGAATACAGAAGACTGGGCAGTTTATCATGCTTCAAATGGTGCAGGAACTTATCAATCTTTAAATACAACTGAAGCTAAAAATACAAATTCTAATAGATTTAATGTTGCTCCAACTTCAAGTGTATTTACTGTTAATACACATGAAAGTGTAAACTATGCAGAAAATTATATAGCCTACTGCTTCGCAGAAAAAACTGGTTACAGCAAGTTTGGTTCTTATACTGGTAATGGTAATGCAGATGGAACATTTGTTTATACAGGATTTAAACCTGCTTTTGTTATCTTTAAAAGAAGTAGTGGTGGTACAGGAAATTGGCAGTTATTAGATAATAAAAGATTAGGTTATAATGTTGAAAATAGAACAATATATCCAAACTCAAATATTGCAGAACAAGATGAAGATGATGCAGATATTTTATCAAATGGTTTTAAATTAAGAGGTAGTGGAACAGATGGTAATGGTTCTGGTTCAACATACATCTACATGGCTTTTGGTCAATCGATAGTAGGAAGTAATAACATTCCAGCAACAGCGAGGTAAACCGTGTTAGGAATTACCGCCATAGCACAAGATGCAATAGCAGCATTAGGGACACCTACAACCTTTGTTGCAGTCAATGGTCTATCAATGACCGCAACTGCAGGTAATGTTTCATTAAGTATAACTGGTAGTGTTCAGCTTAATACAAATAACATAACTACAACACTTGGCGGTATTCAAGTAGATCCAGATGTTATCGCAGGAAGTCAATTATTAAATACACAAATTGGTCCTTACTCTGTCAAAGGAGATGCACTAGCCGTAATTCTTCAAGGTGAAAATGAATTAGAAACATCTACAGGCACAGTTTCATTAACTATTGACGGCATTGTATCAGCAACTGGTAATAATATAACTACAGCCGCTGGCACAGTAGACACAATATTTGCTGTTAATCCTGTTGGTGTTTCTGTCAATACTATTGTTGGAACAAATACATCTGTCATTGGAACTGCTGTTTTACAAGTTTCAGGTAATCCAATGACATTAGACCTTGGAAATGAAACTGCTGTGGTAGATGTAAGTGTATCAGTAAGCTCACTATCTACTCTAAATGTATCTCAAAACAGCGTGACTGTTGATTTAAATACACCTGTTGATTTAACAAGCAATCCGATGACAGCTTCTTTGGGTAATGTAGGAACTGTTGGATGGTCTGATGTAAACCAAAACGTAAGTAATACTTGGACAAATGTAAACCAAAACGTAACTAATGTTTGGACTGAGGTTGATATTGCAGCGTAATACAAATATAATAGGATAATTATGGCATCTATATTTTCGACTTTTCTTAAAATTGAACTCATGCAAACAGGTGAAAACGCTGGAACATGGGGGACAAAAACAAATACAAATCTCCAGTTAGTTGAACAAGCAATTGCAGGTTATGAATCAATTAATGTAACAACCACATCTGTGGCTTTAACTATGGATGATGGATCTATTTCTCAAGCTAGAAATATGGTCTTAGACTTTGCTGGTACTCTTACAGGAGGAACAAACGTGACGGTTCCAGATTCTGTAGAAAAAATGTATATTGTAAAAGATAGCACCACACATAGTGGTAATGCATTAACATTTAAAACTGCATCAGGTAGTGGATTTAATACATCTGAGGGAAAGATACATTTAGCTTACACAAATGGTACAAACGTATCCAACGTAGATTTAAGTTCATTGGGTGGTCAGATAGGAACTGCAGCTATAGCGGATAATGCAATTACAACCGCTAAAATATCTGACAATCAAATTGTAACTGCAAAGATATCAGACAATCAGATCGTGACAGCTAAAATATCAGATAATCAAATAACGACAAATAAAATTTCAAACAATGCAGTGACTGCAGATAAATTACTTAGAAAATTTACAATTACAACTAACGTAACTCCAGCTGGTGGATCAAGTGGAGATCTTTGGTTTGTTTACTCATAGGTTTTTAAATGGCATCGGAAACGTATGTACATAATGGAAGTGCTTTTAAAGAAGCTGACCAAATCTATGTCAATGTCAGTGGTACATTTCAAGAGGTAGATGAAGCATATGCTAATGTTGGTGGAACATATAAATTAGTTTTTGCAGCATTTGAAGCAACATCTTTTGTAACATTAGCTTCAGGTAGTGGTACGTTTTCTGTACCTGCAAATGCAAATGCAATTCATATAAAAGCTGCAGTTGGTGGCGGAGGTGGTGCTGTCAGAGGTGCTGATTATGATAAAGCTGGTGGTGAATCATCTGGAGCAGGTGGAGGATCAGGAGGATATATATCCGATAAAGTATTTACAGTTACAGGAGGTGAAACATTAACTTACGCAATAGGTGGCTCAGGAACTGCTGGTAACAGTGGGAGTGCCTATAACATAAGTGCAGGAGCTGGAGGTAATACTACTTTATCTGGTTCATCTGCAGGATCACTATTTACTTTAAATGGTGGCGGTGGTTCTTCAGGAACAGGAGGTGGTGTTCAAGGACCATTAAGAACAAACACAAGAGGTACAGCAGGATCAGCAACTGTAAGCACATCTTTATCCTCTGGAACTTTTCGAGATTCCGATGGCACATCAAAAAGTTTATCCTCTTTAACATCTGGTCCAACAAACACTTTTAATGATTCTGGCAATGGTGTCCAAGGAGATTTGGCTGGAAGCGGAAACTGTGGTGGTGATAACTGTAGAATAGATGGAAACGATGGAGGTTCTTCATTTAACGGTCAAGTTGCTGGAGGTGCTGGAGGTAGTTCTTCAGGATCAGGGACAGCGGGTTCAAATGGGTCACGAGGTTCAGGGGGTGGTGGAGGAGCTTCTCAAGTATCAGCTAGTCCTGGATCTACAAATGGTGGTGCTGGAGGATCGGGAGAGGTTCAATATAGATTTCTTAAAGTAAGATAATTGTTTTTACAACCTAAAAGAATTGTATTTAATTCAATATTAAAAAAAATTAAATTACCAGATATTACACCTAATCAAACTAACAATAATCAAGAATTAATAAAACAACTTAGAATTGATATTAAAAAAAATGGATTACTGTGCCCATTAGTAGTTAATAATAACACACTTGTAGATGGTCATCACAGATACGAAGCCATAAAAGATTTCTGTACCGAAACCTTAGTTTATATGGTAGGTGATAATGATATGGAAAAGTTATTGTCTAAAGTAAATAGCTATATATGGTTTGATCACTTAGGAAAATTAAATGGCTAATATTTCAAAATGGTTTGGTTATCCTATTTATATTACAAAAATTGAAAACTTCGAAGAAATTAATGAGGAAATATTACCGATATTAAAAAAAGATATTACTGCAACAAACTCTCAGTATGCACGGACAACGGACATAAAACCAAAAGAATTGCAAAGTATTGATGACAACCTTCATTTAGATGTAAGGTTTGATAGGTTATTTGAAGAAATCAATCAAACAATTATCGCTTCTCTACATCAACAACATTATGATTTAGAAATGTTTGAGTTATATATTACAAAGTCTTGGGCAACATTGTCTGCTAAGGAACAACACATTGCTTATCATAGACATATGAGTAGTCATTTTAGTTTTGTTTACTACCCACAAGCACACGAACAAGGTAATCTTTTTCTACTAGATGATGATGCGAATAAAGTTGGATTAAATATACCAAAGAGACATCCTTACTTTACAGAGTGGGATTCAAACAATTTTGGTAAAGCAGAATACCCAGCAGAAACTGGCAATATCATAATATTTCCATCTATGATATTTCATGAAACAGGAGAAAATAAAAAAGATGAACCACGTATATCAATTTCAGGAGATATAATGCTTACTATGAAGGAAGGTATAAAATCAGAACATAATATACCATCACCGTCTACTTGGAAGAAGATATAAAATGGTGTAAAATACCGTATGCCATTAGCTAATGTAAAAATAATACCAGGATTTGATAAGACAGATACACCTTCAGGTGCTGAGGGTAAATGGATAGATGGTGACTTTACAAGATTTAGATACGGTCAACCTGAGAAGATTGGTGGGTTTACTGCAATAGGCTCTGATACAATATCAGGACCAGCAAGAGCAATACATACATTTACAGATTTGGATGGTAGAAAATACGCGGGCATAGGTACTTCTAAATTATTGTTAATTTATTACGGGGGTGCTTTTTATGACATCACTCCATTAGATACAGCTATTACAGGTTGTACTTTTACTTCAACACAAAATTCCTCAACAGTGACTGTAAACAAAGCATCACATGGTTTGTTTGCAGGAGAATACTTTACATTTACTTCCGTTACTTTACCTGGTGGCGGTGCAACAAGTTTTTCAACTGCTAACTTTACAACAAATACATTTGAAGTATTAACGGCTACCGGAAACTCATTTACAATTAACATGCCTGCTAATGAGACTGGTACTGGTATGTCAGCGGCAGGTTCAGCAACAGTCAATCCTTACGTAGAAGTAGGACCTATAGCTCAGACTGCTGGTTATGGTTGGGGTACAGGACAATGGGGTGGATCTTTGTCTAACCAACCGTCTTCTACACTTAACGGACTTTTACAAAATAATACTGCTGGTACAGGAGGTAGTGGTACAAGTATAACTTTAACATCAACAACTGGTTTTCCAAGTTCTGGAACTATTGTTGTTGGAACAGAATTAATATCTTACTCAGGAGTAAGCTCTAATGATTTAACAGGTATTACGAGAGCAGTTTCGGGAACAGTGACATCAGC